TCTTGGTCGATCTGGTCGCATAGAACTACTAAATCCTCGGTCGATATATTTCGTCTGGGCTAAATCGCGTTCTTGGAAAGCGTTCCACGCATGTTGAAGTCTCTCTCTAATTGAGTTTTCCAAAATATAGGTACCTCCTTTCTATTCAAATGCATCTTTGTTTGCTTTGAAAGCAATATAGGCGTCCATCAGTGCGGACACGCTGTCAATTTTATTTGCATAGCGTTTCTTAACTAATTTGCGGTTGCCGTTTGTATCTTCTAATGTGATTGCGTTCCCCATTGTAAAGGTCATGAGGTCTTCATCAAATAAGAGCATTCGTTCTTCAGCCAAAGTCTTTAACTCCCCTAAAGGAACCGACTCAGACTTAACTCCTTGAATAACTTTCTCGATTCCGTAAGGACCGTTCTCGCCTTCCCATCTTATGACAAATTCTTTGGCGTTGTATGGGTCGAATCCGAATGCGCGAATATCATAACTAGAGTCTTCGATGAACTTTTCCAGATCCTCATACACTTCCATCATATCAAGAACTGTACACTCGAGAACCATAAGGCTGCCCTCATCAATAAAGGTGTCGTACTTAGCCCGCATTGCTCCTGGTAACTTCATAAGGGTTAAAGACGAAATATAGCATCGCGTTTTAACACCAAACGTCCCGTTCGCTAGCGGAAACAAAAATGTAAAGGCACAGAAGTCGTCTCCCTGCGAAAGGTCGGCACCCATAGCACACGGCAGCGACCAGAAGTCGCGATGTCTGTGGGGTAGCGTCTCTTCATAGGTAAAGAAATATGTATAGCCTTCCATCGGGATCCCAAACCTTTTAGCCAGAATATCATTACGAGCAGCTGGGGCTTTTTCGGCTCTTTCAACATCCAGTTGATAAGTTTCATAAGAAACTGTCTTTCCTAGATTCGGATTCGCCTTGAGCCATGTCGATGGATCGTTGACTTCTTTGATGTCGTCTAAACGGTAATACCAGATAGAGACGTGCGGGTTTACGTACTCGCCTTTTAAGATGTCAAGCAGTTCCATTTTGATTGTATCGCCGCTGCCATTACGAACTGTTCCTTCAGAACTCATCGCAATGATCAAATAGTCTGGAAGCTTGGATGCGCCTTGCTCAATGGCGCCAACAACATCTTCTCGGATGTCGCCAGATAGCCATTCATCGACAGTGGAGACTTTTGGTCTTAATCCTTGTAGCTTGTCGATGCTCATGGGTCGAACCTCCAGGATCGAACCTGTTAAAAAGTTTTCCACGCCTTTCTTCGTTGATGCTAACTTGACTCGGTTGGCGCGGGACCCTGTTGTGTTCTGTAAACTGCCCTCGGTTAAGAAACCAAAGAGCGGTCCTCGCGCGCGAACAATCGAAGTACGAATAGGAGACATAACTTCGTCTGCTTGGCGCATAGTTGGTGCGGTTGTGACTTGATGGGTTGTCGATGTGTCGACATTCAAGAAGAAGCTCTGGATGCAAGATCCATACATAGACTTAGCTGCTCCTCGAGCAACGATTAAGTACTGTTTACTTATGAGTCTCTTCTTAATCTCTTTACGAACGTACTTCCCACCATGATTGTCGGGGTCTGGAACATACACGCTTCGTTCTACAAAGTAGTACCATCCAAAGACTTGCTCGCCCCATAGTTTGAAGGTGTCAAGAAGGTTTAGATCCGAACCGTCCGTCAAAGTCAGCTCGTTCTCACAATATGATACCCAACCCTCAACAGCACGGTCATCATAATATATAGCGGGGTTTTCGATCAGCGCATCTATGCGATTCATCTCTAAAGAAATCTCTTTACAGACAGGAATATCGCCATTTACGACGCGTTCTCTAAATATCCCATAGTATTTTGGGACTGCTGTGTTGGATAAAGCCATGTGAGTAATCACCTCCTTTTTCTGCTAAAACGCCTAAAAACCGAGGCTCTAATTTGCGTTCTAAGCGACTTTTTATGTCGGTGTCGATGTTTGATACCTCCTAAAAACTTACCATTTTGAATTTTAAACGAAGATTGCTGCTTTAACTAAAGCGGCCGCAGTTTGCGATACGTAAGACTTAGCCGACGTATTAACTTGCTTGCCTATGATCGAATTGCTGAACCGTTTTCCGATACTGAGTTTCTTCGGCGAGAGGTTTTTGTAACTCTGTTCCAGTTGAAGTCTTTCATTAACGGTTTTCAGTTCTTGATTAGTCATAGCCTCAAGCTTTTTCCGCTGGATGGTTGCTTTGCGTTTGTGGTCTTCGCTAGGGGTTGTTCGTTCGAGTTTATCAGCTAACTTGTCAGCCTGCTTCGTTTTACGTCGAGAAGGTGTGACTGACCCTTCGCCTTTTCGTTGGCCCCAATGCATTCCTAGAACGCCATAATGTTCTAAATAGTCTCGATAGTCCATCATAGGTCTTTCTCCTTTCTTACTTGTGAACAACGTAAGGACGGATTCCGACAACACCATTGACCTCTTCTTCTTTCACCTGAACAATTTTGGTTCCGCTTGGATTAGTAGCATTTGCTACATGCCCGCCAGATAGCCGTTCATTTAAAAGTTTAATACAAATGCGCTGAAAGTCGTTGTTGATCTGTACGTCTGTTTTTCCAGTTTTAGACATTTTATGATACTCGGCGGTTGCTTTTTCATTGAACCCGTCTAGGCTCGATGCTGCTCGAACGGCGTTAGCTATCTTTTTCTTTTTAGCCATATCAGAATCCCAGTCTTTATCTGCTTTGGCGCTGCCTTTTTCGATTTTTTTATCAAATTTCTTTGCTATTTTTTCGCCTCGTTCTTGATAACCTTTGTCTTGTGCTTCTCTAATTTCTTTGACTTCTTGGGCACTAAGAATTTCTTTACCTTTTTTTGTTCGAATGCCTCCTTCGGCACCAGTCCAATCGGCATCGTCGATCTTTCGCATCTTGTCGTTCACTCTAAGTTTTGAGTCTCGACGAGATTCAAGTTTAGCTTTTCGCTTACCCCAATGCATACCCAGGACACCATAGTGTTGTAAATATGTCTTGTCTTCTTCAGACATAGCTTTATATTCTCTAAAATCTGGCATGTGCTACCTCCATCCTTTCATTGATCGAACCGCTTTTCCAGCTTGTTGCCGAATAAACGAATCCACCTGTGGCTTGTTCTTGTTGTATAATATGGTTCCTGCTGCTACAGTCAGAGGTCCGGTTACACCAAGAACTTGTTTAGTGGTCACTCTTGTTCTGTAGGCCACATCTTTTCGTGTTCTTGTTCGAACGGCTTTCTTAGCAGCTTTAGCAAGATCGGCCTCTGCGAAGTGTTTATCAAAAGCTTCAGAATACCCTGGAACACGTTCTCTCTTTCGGTCGAGTTCTGCTTTTAAGAGTTTACGCTTTGTTCCTGCTGTTTTTCCATAAAACATCTTTGCTTCCGCGTGCCGTTTAGCATCTTTTTTAGCTAAGTGATCGGTAGAACGTTTCACCTGATTTTCGGGCTTTCGTTGGCCCCAGTGCATACCGAGAACGCCGTAATGTTCTAAATATTCCTCTTCGGAGTTGAAGTCCGACATAAATAAAGTGGGCCGTGCTTTCTCTTCATCATAAATTCTCGCATAAGGCGTTCCGCCGCCGCCATCATCGCCATCGATCTCGACCTTGTCAATTCTTAAAGAATATAGACCGTTGGGGCTTTTTATTGGATTCGGATAGTCTTCTCGGACTTTCGCGGTTAATGCTTTACACTTTTTTATGATTAAATCTTGCTTTGCGCGTCCTGCCTTGTTAAGCGCACCGGCTTCCTCGAGGACACTGTCCCATTTGTAGAACTGACTAACAACGTCTTCATTCTCAAAGTCGTAGAGCTCGTTTGTGTGCTTTCGAATATCCGCAATTTCTTTTGAATACCTGCTGTCGAGTTCTTCGTTGAGTTTATCTCTTGCGGCTTTTATATAAATTTTCTCTTCTTTCCGTACCGATTTAGCGTCTTTCTTGGCTTGTTTGGCTGTTCTTTTCTCTGCCCGGCGAACGCCCCAGTGCATACCGAGGACGCCATAATGTTCTAAATATCGTTTCTCTTCGGTCGATGCCGCTTTGTATTCTCTGTAATCCATTACGCTTCAACTACCTCCTCTTCTACAATAACTTCTGGTATGGGAGTATCACACTCGACATTGAGTCTGAACTCTAACTCTTTGATTTGGTTCTCCATAGAAGTTTGGACAAAAGAGCTAGACGGAGGGTCAAAACCTAAACGGACCTTGAGATAAATATACATCTTAACCGCCTCAAGATCCGTGGTTTCAACGAAGTCTGTCCACTTCTGTTCTACGTCTGTAATGGAAAATGTAGTTGCTGGTCCAACTCCGAGTTGCTTTAACGTCAAAAATACTGAATTGATGTTGACAACGATCTCGGAGTCGAACTGGTCATACTCGGGGTCAATGCCGAGCATTTTCTTAATAGTATTCAGTATACTCTCCATAATTAAACCTTTCTGAGAAGTTCAGTCATTACGAAACCTTTAGGAATATCGGCTGTGGAGATCTCTGTCCAAACTTTGTTGGCCGCGCCTTTGTAGGTCAGTTCGTCCCCTTTGGAAACGATGGCTAAAACGTCCGAGTTCTTGCTAGGTGCTTTTCGAACATTGACTCTTGGCATTTCAACAATAACGGTTTCCAATTTTGGAACTTCCACTTCTTCGGGAGCTGGAACTTCTTCGGGAGCTTCAACTTCCATTTTGATTTCTTCTGGCACTTCTTCCTTTGCCACTGGTTTGTTGTAGTTTGTCATGTTTTCCTCCTTTAAATCCAAGGGCAGGTATCGTTTCGCCTGCGCTCAATTGGTAATTGCGGTAGCAGCGACTCGTCGCCGTAATGAATTGCGTTGTGCGTATCGAGAGATGTGCAAATCAGATTCTCGGGATCGAAAACTATGTCTCGATTCTGTTCGATGTCCTCAATCGTAATTGAATTGATGTGATGGACAATGATTCGCTTTTTAATCTCGTAATCGAAGTGGCCTAGGTCGCATCCATTGTCGCGGATGATGATCCCGTCTCGAGTTTCTCGCCAGGGACCGGACTTGTAGAGAAGTTGGTTTAGGTAGCGATCATACCCGAAGGTTGCTTCGCCAACTCGGCCATCTTCGCGCAAGTAGTTAAAGCGTTCGAGAAAGGAAGGGAGTCGATACAACTTTCTAACGTTCTTAATCATCGTAGTCATCGTCTTTCTTTTGCCCACCATACTCGCGCATGGCGTTAAGCGCATCTTTGTAAAGTTCTTCAACCCGTTTCCCAGATTCGATTGCTTCGGTTTTAGCCTTGAGCAGTTTGTTTTGGGAAAGGAGAATTTCTTTCTCGATGTTCTCTTTTGTAGATCCAAGTTTTAAATAGTGGGTGATTACTTGAGATGATGCTATCCCTTCAGAAAGTTGTCTCTCTGCTAAATCAACAGCTAGAGATATCAACTGGTTCTCGCGCGCTTCTGGTGTTGCTGCTGGACGTCTTTGGGTCAGCGTGCTTTCTTTCTTAGGTTTAGCCATTCTTAAATCACCTCCCCTTATAAGTCTTTGGCTCTTTGTAAAACGGATTGCGCATAGCCGCTGATCTCTCCGCGCTGATACATCTCCATGGCAGTGTTGTTATCCATGTTATACATCATGAGGACCAGGGCTGGGTCATTATAGTTATCAAAAATATCTGATAGGTAATCTACACCGACTAATATGTTGCTGTATGGATCGTAGAAGTTTGTGACTCCTAACTTGGCCGCCCGATCCGAATGCCAATATGTACTGACCTGCATTAAACCGACGCATGAACCATTTGTTGCGCGAGGGTTGTAACGAGACTCATGCCAAATAACACTTTTGATTAGGGCAGCATCGATTCCATACGACGTACAAATATCGTCGACGTAACTATCAATGAGTTCTTCTTCCGTGAAAATGGGTTCTTCTTTAATGGGTTCTTCCACGACTTCAACTTCTTCCTGGACTGGTTCGGGCTCTGTCACTACGATTGTCTTTGGTTTCTGATCGGCTTTAGCAGAATCGCTATAGTCCAATAGAATCGTTCCAAACAACAATATAAGTATTAGGGTGATTCCGAATAGTTTCGGTCCTGTCATCTTCATGTTTATCCCCTTTCGAGATAAGTTACTGGGTACTTTAGAACGCGGCCACAATACTTTCGAACACTCAATAGTAGTGTCTCTTGAAAGGAGAAACGGGATCACCAGCCCATTTTTTGTGAAAGCCTCAATGGCCGCATTAGAAAGTACCCATTGGCTAATTTTACCCCCGGAGAATTTTTTGGG